TGTCCGGCCCCGACGGCAACGGATACCCTACGCCTATACTCGGCACGTTCGGGTCCAGCCGGATCGCCTCCCGGCTGGCCGACAGCGTCACCTCCCAGCGCAACACCAACCGGGCATTGACCCAATCGGCGCTGGTCGCGCTGGTGTCGACGTCATCAAAAAACTTCTCCGACCCGACATAGGTATTGCCGGACCAGGTGTAGATTGCCTGTTCACCGGTCAGCGGCCGTCCGTCGACCCGCAGCACCTGCGCCGTCAGCTGCACCGTATCCGCGCTGAATCCGTAGCCCTGCGCCGCCAGATTAATCCTCACCTGGCCCGCGCCGCTCCACGTCCCGGCACCGCTGAGCCGCAACACCGCCTCGCCGTCGCCGTTGGTCTCATTCAGGATATAGTCCGACGTGTTCGGCGACGCCGGATCATCGTCCACCGCCTGCCACATCGTCCCGCTCGACGACGCCACGGCCGTCTGCGACACATCCCCGACCGGCGTGTACACAGTGCTACCCGGCGACACACTCACCCGGACCGCAAACACCCGCACCGAGGCCCCGTCCCCCTGGAACAGACTGACGCGGCTGCCATGCATCTCCAACCGCTGGTCGCTCAATATCGCCCGGCGGCTCACCGCCCGTCCGGCGTAGATCCCCGACTCCTGCCGGCCGGTCACCCCGCTCAGCCGGCCATGTCGCGTCACGGTCCGGATATTCCCCGGCGTGTACGGATCCGACCCCCGCCACGTCCGGATCGTCGAATACGGCCCCTGCGGGTCAATCGCGTTGACCTCATGCCAGCCCGCACCGCTCTTTCCCAGGCCGTGGACCTCCACGCCCGCCCCAGCCTGCTGGCCGGTAATCGACGCCGACCGCGTCCGGAACGTCCACCGCTGCCGGTCTCCCGGCAGGTCCACGTACGACTCCACCGTGCCCCAGGCCAACCCCAGCTTCAGCCCCCCCGCGCTACGGTCCGCGTACTGGATCACCACCCAGTCCAGCGGCTCGAACACCGGTAAGTCCGACAGCCCCGGCGCGTCAAACACCGTCAACTGCCCCGTCTGCCCTACAGGCGGAATGGTAAACGCCTCCGCGATCTCCGCTGCGCTCTGCGCCGTCAGCGACCGCCCCACGGCCACCCGGGCGGCGTCGTAAATCAGGCTCGACACATGCAGCTCATCGGCATAAATCCGACGCGTGTCCAGGTCACCGTCATACGTCCACTGCCAGCCGCTACCGAGATACCCGCCCGCATGATGTGCCGTCTGCAACGACGTATTGGCGTTGACCTGCACCACATCCCCGGCTGGGTCCAGCACAAACCGACCACCCGGCGCGGCCGTCACGTCATAGTCCAGGTCCGACTCAATCCGGAACCCCGCCGCAAACCGCAACGGAGCGTGCAGCAGCACTTTCTTCAGTGCCGCCGGCTCCAGGCTGATATCCGTACCTTCTCCCAGAATGCGGCCCGTCCGCACCCGCGTCGCGTAGAGGTCCTCCACCCCCACGCTCCCCGCCGCCGACGACCGCAGCAACCGGCCCCGTTCCAGCACGATCCGCGCGTCGGCCGACGACTCGACCAGATGGTAATGGAACATGCCGTTCAGCGTGTTGCCCGTCGCCGCGCCGATCGTCCCCGGCGCCAGCCGCAGGCCCAGGCCATCCACATACATCCCGCTATGCTCGTAGAGCTGGATGTTCAGGATCTGCCCACCGGGCGGAATCTCCAGCCCCAGCCCCGCCACCGACTCCTTCAGCCGCAGCCCGTTGTCGATCTCCAGCGCGCTTACGCCCGCCAACCGCACGCCGATCACCTGCCCGGTCTGCAACTGCAATCCGGTATTCAGCAGCGACACCGGCTCATGATGCGCCGCCGGATCGGCCGTATGCAAATTGAAATAGTGCGCCAGCAAATACTGCGGATGGTCGTTGTCCGCCAGCCCGGTCAGCGCCCCGTGGTCCGTGACCCCGCCGCCCCCGCCGCTGTCCGTCTTCACCAGCCCGGCCGCGCTGGTTGTCACCCGCGTCGTGCTCCGCCGATGCGACTGCACGATTGCCTGGTCGTGCCGCGCCAGCGCGTTCGCCGGCGTCCGCCGCGCCCGCAGCGTGTCCGACACCACCACCGTCGACATCGGCACACCCGCCCCGTCCAGCCGGTCCGTCACCTCGATGACGTAGAAACTGCCGTCCACCGCCGGCTCCGCGCCCGACTCATTGGTAACGTTGACGATATACCCCGGGTACAGCGGCCGCTCAATCTGGCACTCAATCGTATAGAACGTCCGTGACCGGTACTGCAGCAACGCATTCACCGCCGCGAACAACAGCTGGTCACACGCTGCCACCAACTCCTGCGCGCTGGCCGTATCATCCAGCGAGATGTCGCCGATCGTCTCCGTCACCTCCAGCGGTCCGTCAGCCGTCACCCCGGACGCATCCTCGATGTAGTGCGGCACGTACAGATCATCCGGTACGACCACCGTGAACCCCAGCGACGCCGCATAAGCCAGCGCGTCCTGAGAGCAATATCCAAGATTGATCCGGTTATCGGCCGTCACCGGATACAACCGGTTCACCAGGCCGTTCTGGTTGTCCTTGGCGATGCGGTCCACAATGCCGTGGAAATCGTTGCCGTAGATGGCCGCCATGTTGGTGTCCGGACCCGGCTTCGTCAGATGCACCCCGCCCGGCGCCGTTCCCCCGGCCGTCGCGTCGGCCGTCTTCCGCCAGCTCAACCGCTTCCGCGGCACGCCGCTCTGCGGAAAGTCCTGCCAGAACTCCCCGTTCCGCTCGGCCATCGCCGTCAGCATCTGCAGCAGGTTATCGCCCCGCGGCAGCAGCGACGACCCCGCCGCCGTACCGCCCGAGCCGCCTTCGATCGTCGCCACGAAATCCGGCCGCATGGCGATGAGCTGCGCCACATCGTCCGTCGCCGGCAGGCTGTAGTCATACACGCTGACCGCGTTCCCGCCGGAAGCGCCCGCGGGCGCGTAGTCCCGCAACGTGATCGTCGTCGCCCGGATCTTCCGGATCAGCGTCTCCAGTTGCCCGCCGCCGTTGAGGTCAATCACGATCCGCTGACCCTCGGTCAGATCGCCCGAATCGTCAATGTTCATCTCGGCCTTGTAGATCGTCACCGACCCACCCGCCGCGATCGAATCCTCCGGCATCCGTGCCTCAAACTCCAGCCGGTTCTCCACGCCGAACGGTTCGATTGCCTCAATCCGCGTCACGTGCGCGCCGCCGATCGCCAGCGGCACGCTGATGAAGTCACCGACCACAATGCCGTCAATGTTGGTCAGCGTGCAGCCGCCGTTGTTCCGTGGCGCGCCGTTCTGCAGCGTCCGCGTAAACGGTCCGACCAGTGTTGATTCCGACGGATCGAAGAACTTGACCGTCACCCCGCTGGCCACACTCGCCGCCAGCGCCGGCGTGAAGATGATCTGCTGGTTGAACGTGCTGTTAATCGTGATGAGCTGCTTCACGCCCGTCGACAGCGGCACCCGGGCCCTGTACCCGACGATAGCATGCGTCAGGTCGTTCAGCGTCAGCGAAGTATTCCCCGCCGGGGCGCTGGCCGTCGTCTGCGCCGTGCCGTCCACCTCCGACACAAACCGCTCATAGACCGTCTCCGCCCCCAGCGGCGACCACCGCAGCGTCTTTCCGAGAAGCGACGACATGCCTCGCAGCTGCACGCTGATCACACTGTCGCCGTTAGCCAGCAGCTCCGGCTTGACTGACTGGATGATGCCCGCGCCCATATCCCGGCTGAACGCCCCGGCCGACCCCTCATGCATCAGCGTGTACACGCCCAGCGTTCGGCCGTTCTGCAACAGCGAGCGCGTGTTGGCCGTGTCCCGGCACCGCAGCGCCACCGTCGTCGACTGGTTCATCACCCGTCGCGTCTGGGAGCCGTCACTGAGCACCTCCACCGTGCCCAGCGCCGCGCCCATCGTTGCCGTGTTGTACACGGCTGCAAACGTCCTGCCTGCTCCCATTGCGCTAATCCGGCTGCCAGAACTCCATCATCTCAAACTCAATCGCCGCCATCAGTGTGTTCTGCGTCCCGGCCGCGTACGGCGCGGCCCAGGTCGACCGCACCTCCACCAGAATCGCCGGCGCCGAGTAATACGTGTGGCTCAACGTCCCGCTCACCCGGCCCGTCAGCGTCCCGTACGCGCCTTTCAAATTCATGAGGTTGATGTGCTGGAGCTGCGCCGCCGGATACGCGGCCACAAACACCACCGTCCAGCTCACCGCCGGCGGCGTCAGCGGCAGCCGCCCCGTGCCGTTGGCCGAAACCTTGCCCCCGGCCGGTAGCCGCCGGATCCGCCCGCGCACCACCTCCGGACCGTCGGCCGATCCGCTCTCCACATACACGCCCGAAGCGAGCGCGTTGAACGTGTACACGCCGTTATCGAACGACGTGATCCGCACATTGTGCGGCGCCTGGACAAACTCCGTCACGGCAACACCCCCGCGGCCTGCAACTCCTGAATCAGCTCCATCCCCACCGCGCTCACATTCAGAACAATGTCCTTCTGCGCCGGGATGTTGTCGATCAGCGTCTTGACCTCGCCCGACTGCGTGATGACGTCGTCAATGTTCAACGTCACCACCGCCTCATATGCCTCTTCCGGCGACGTGAAGCCTTCGACAATGCCGATCGCCTCATTCACAGCGGTCTCCACCGCCTCATCATCGATCTCAAACTCCAGCGTGATCGGGTCCAGACCGTACTGCTGCCCCAGCGCCGCGCCGTAGCTCGAGTAGCCATACTCGCTCAAATCCGGCAGCCCCAGCTCGGCCACGTTTTGCCTGCTCTCCAGCGCCGACAGCGCCGCCTCCACCGCCGCCGGGTAATCCTGCCAGGCCAGCACACCCCGCTCCACCGCCCCGGCCAGCGACTCGGCGATCTGAATCTGCTGCGCCATCGCCTCGCCCACCGCCGCGGCCTCTTCGGAGATGATGCCCCGGTCCACGCCGAACTCGCTCAAAAATCCGATGCCCGCGCCGTGGCCCCGGGCGGCCTCGTACATGATCTCATCCAGCGTCTTGACGTTCTCGGCCGCCGCGTCCACCTGCTGCGCGTACGTCGTGAAATTGGCCGCGCCCGTCCGCGTCAGCTCGTCCGTATACTGGCCCCACGCCTGCATCGCGTTGGCCGCTATCTCCGCCTGCGCCGACAGCCCGGCCAGGTCCAGGTCCGACATCGCCTCCATCGCCAGCGCCGCCGTGTACGCCGTCTCCCCGTAAGCGGCCATCGACCGGTCGACCTGCTCAATCTCCGCCGCGGCCTCCTCCACCGCGCCGCGCTGTAGCTGCCACTGGTAGTTGATCTGCTCCACCGACCGGTCATAAAGCGCCAGGTCCGACATGGCCTCCTCGATCAGCTCGTTCAACTGCCGCTGATGCTCCCGTTGCACCTCAACTGCCGACCAGCCCCGCTGCGCGCCCTTCTCCCGCGCGCTCTCATACGCGGCCCAAATCTGTTCATTGGTCGCGCCCAGCGCCAGCGCCGTTTCTTCCAGGTCGCTCGTCTGGCCGCTCATCGCCACGCCCGCGGCCACCGAGAACGCCGTCCCCAGCGCCTCGCCCGCGGCCTGGCCAACTTGCGCGGCCGTATCTTCCAGGTCCGGCGACCCCGCCCGCAGCGAATCCACCGACGAGGCGATGCCCTCCGCCGCGCCCGTCGCCAGACCGACCTTGAACGCGTCGCCGACGTTCTGGACCGTCGCCTCCATGATTTGCAGCTTCCCGGCCGTCGTCTCCGCCGCGCTGCCGACAATCGCCAGCTTCTCCTCGCCGGCCTCAATCAGCGCCCACTTGAACGCCTCGTCCGCGCGGTAGCCCGCTTCCATCAGCCGCTCGACCTTCGGCTCCACCGCATCGACCGACAGCCCCAGCGCATCCAGCCGCATCAGCGACTGGTTGTTGATCGTCAGCCCCAGAACATCCATGTTCCAGTTGAGCTGCCCGGCCACCGTCGCCAGCGCCACCGCCTCCTCATGCGACTTCGCCAGACCCAGGCTCATCAACTGCGACGCCGAGGCGAGCATTTCCTGCTTCGACACCAGGCCGCCCAGCGCCGCGCTGAGGTCCTCCTCCAGCGCCTGCGCCGTCGTGCCGATATTCGCCGACAACGCCGCGAAATCGTCGTTGGCCTTCACCAGCGCCGCGCCCTCGCCCAGCGCCGCGTACGCCGCCGTCGCCGCGCCCGCGACCTGCTGCAGGACGTTGGCCACGGCCGAGATCGTCACCGCCCCGGCCGCCACGCCCACCAGTTTCGACAGCCCTGAGCTGGTCTCCTCCACCCCCGACGCCGCGGCCCGGCCTTCCTCGCCCACCGCGCGCAGATCCTCCCGCGCCCGGCTCAGAACCGCATTGCCCTCATAGTCGACCTCGAGGATGTAAGAAACCTTCCGATCAGCCATCCCTACTCCCAATTCCCAATTCTTAATTCCTAATTCCTAATTGTTAATTCTTAATTGACTCCGTATCGCCACCGCAACCACACCTCGTACCGTCGCTCCACCGGTGGCTCATCTCGCTCCATCTCCAACGACAACACCCGGCCGGCGATCTGCCACGCCTCCGGGTTCGCATTGGCCCAGGCCACCTTGTTCTCCGCCCGAACGTACCCCCGCATCGACTCGTACACATTGCGCGCGATGCGGTACCCGTCCAGCGTCCGCTGCGGCCAGGCCATCCAGCCCCCGCCGAACGGATCACCCAGCGCCTGCACGTTCAGGTAGAACTGCAACTCACCCGGCTTCTCCTCGCTCTGGCCGCGCACGTAGTCCGCGACGGCCAGGATCAGCTTTTTTTTTCGTCCAGCGTACCGTACACCAGCGCGTCGAAGTGCCGTAGCACCTGGTCGCCGTAGTACCACGCTTCCGCCGGCGTCAGCTCATCCACATTGACACCGTCGAACAAGTAGTCCACGCGCGTCACCGCCCGGCCTGCCTCCAGCACGTCGCGGCGGTGGACCTCCGTCTCCGGCGTCAGAATCCACCCCGCCACGCAGGCCGCCTTGATCGCCGACAACCGCGCCGCCATCTTCCCGACCTGCGGCAGTTGCGCGTACACCGCGTTAAACTCCGCCACATTCCCGGCCGTCGGGTTGCTCACCAGCTCCACCACCCGCCCGAACCGGTCCACCTGGCCCTCAGTCACCGTCTTCGCCATATCGTCCTACCTGTTGGCGCGCCAACACACTGATCCACGCGCTCTGTAATTCCTAATTCTTAATTCTTAATTGTTAATTTGCTAAGCCGAGTCCGCCACCGTCATCGACCCGCTCACCGTGAAGACCACACTGCACACCGCCAGGTCCCCGCTCGGCGAGCTGACCTCCGGTCCCTCCGAGTACGCCTCGGCCGCGTTGTAGTCCAGCACCCCGGCGATGTTGCCCGCGTCGATGGCCGCCTTCGCCGCCTGGTCGATCGCATTCATCACCGCCGCTGCGCCGGTGCTCGGCACCACGAAGTTCACCGTGAACTTCGGCGCGCTCTTGGCCGCCACGCTCAGGTCATACGCCAGGTCCGCCACCGTCTTGGTGATGATCCGGCCCTTGTTCATCACCCGCACCGACTCCACGTGCGGGATCGTCATGGTGCCGAACTTGAATGACTGTCCATGTCCTGTCTGTCCGCTCATCTCAACTCACCTCTCTGTAATAGATCTCCACGTCCATCACCTGGACGAAGGTCGCTGTCTCCACATCTCGCTGCACATGCTGGCCGATCAGCGCCATCCGGTTGATGCTCCCGCCCTGGTAGCCGTTCAGCACCGCATCCATCTGTCGATAGACCGACCTCACGCCATCGAACGTCCGATCCACGGCCGACAGTTGGTACACCGCCCGGCGCAGGCTCAACGGCCCGTCCGCCGGCACATACGGATGACCTGCGAACTCCACGTACGTACCATACGGCAACTGTGCCCCGGCCGGCGCTTCCACCGGATACAACCGGCCGCCGACCACGCCGCTCAGCGCCGCGTACAGCTCGCTCTCCACCGTCATAGCCCCGACGCCTCCGCATGACGGTTCATCGCCGCCACCAGCCGCGCCCGCAGCTCCGGACTCCGCTCCTCCACCGCGCGGCCGATCATTCGCAACGCCGGCCGCCGGCTCGTGCCGAACTCCAGAAACGGCACCACAAACCAGTCACTGCCGATGTCCACGCTCGCCAACTGGCCGTCAATCTCCACCTCGCTCATCTCAATCGACTCAGCCGATTTGCCGGTGTCCCGCGGCGTGTCCCGCTTCGCCTGGTCGACGATCTCCCGGCCGGTCTCCCGCAGCGCCTCCGGCGCCACCTTGGCCACCATGCCCCGGTCGAACTCGCCCAGATCGGCCACCAGCTCCTCCAGTCCCTGCCACGGATCACGTTTCATACAGCCGCCTCACGTGCAGCATCGTCTCCCGCTGCCGCCCGTTCACGTCCTCCACATGCACGATCTCATAGTCATGGCCGTCATACCGCACGCGCCACGTCGGCGTCACATCGTCGCGGAACCGCAGTGTAAACCGTGCCGTCAGCTCCGCCTGGGCGCCGACGCTGGCCACGAACTCCCGGCCACTCACCGGCGCGAACGCCGCGTAGTCGTGGCCGATGATCCGGTACGCCGTCACCACCTCGCCGCTGGGCGACTGCACGCTCATCGGCTCCTTGATCGCCACGCGGTGCCGGTACTTCCCGGCTCCGCTGCTACTTGCCATAGTGGAACCAGTCCCGGTCCAGACTCAGCAGCGCCTCGATCCCGCTCGGCATCGCCAGCGACTGCGGCGGCGTCGGCTGAAAAACCGTCGCCTCCCGGTGCTCCAGGTAATCGCCGACCACCAGCAGGATGGCCAGCCGGAACATCTCCGGCACGTCCGCGGCATCGTCGCCGTACCCGGCCGTATACGTCACTTCAATCCCGGCTCGCGCCGGTTGAGGCGCGGGCGGCCACGACGACTTCGCCACCACCGCGCCCGGTTCCAGCGGCCACACCAGCGTCTCGTACGCCGCCTGGTCCCAGGTCACCGGTCCGCCGTCGGTCCGGTAGACCACGCTCTCGACGGTCTGCACCGGACCCCAGGGCACGTACAGCAATTCCTCTGCCGGCCACCGGTCCACCACATACCGCCGCGTCTGCGTGATCAGCGACCGCCGCAGGTACAACTCCACGCTCCGCCGCGCCGCTCGAATCAGCAGCTCCACGTGCTGCAACTCGGCCGCCGTCTCCAGCCGCAATCGGCTGTGCGTGGCCACCTCAGTTGCGGTCACCGGCTCCCTCGCCGGTGGCACAAGGACCGCCGGCATCATCGCCGGCGCGGCGTCTGGCATCATGTCCTACTTGTCCTTACCCTCGTCGCCGGTCTCCCCGGCCTTGTCTTCGTCCGTCAGCGTGGCCTTTTCCTTCCCGGCCTTCGTCGCCTTGACCGCCATCTTCTTCTCCGGCGCGTCCGCGAGCTCTGCCTTCTTCGCCCCGATCAGAAACCGGCCGTCCTCATCCGACACCTCGGCCACATCCCCGGGCCCAACCGGCTCACCATTCAAAAACGTGTTGCGCAAGAAAACCACTTTCATCATTCACTCTCCGTCAGGAACCAGGAACCGGAGAGCAGCACCTCCCCGATTCCTAATTCCCAATTCCTAATTCGACTTAGGCCGTCAACGCATCCAACATCGCCGCAAACGACTGCGGATGCCGGATCGCGATATCCGCATCCTGATGCACCGTCACCCGCACGGCGCCGCTCAGATCAGCCGCGTACGGATTGACAATCACATCCAGGCCCGTCCAGAACGCCACGACCAGGTCAGCCCAGTTCCCGAAGAAGATCGCGCTGCAGATGCCGTTGGCCGTGCCCTTCGTCAGATTGTCGGCCACCTGGTTGGTCACGTACGCCGGATACCCGTTCAACGGCGTCCCCGGCGCGCCCCGGTCCCAGATCATGCTCGCGTCCGTGCCCGCGGCGACAACCGCCCGCTTCAGCAGGCCGCGCACCTTGGCATTGGTCATGTACGCCAGCCGGCCGATGTCGGCGTTGTCCACCGCCACCTCGGTCTCCAGCGCCACGATGTCCGCCCAGTCCGGCGTGGCCCCGTTGGCCCCGCCGACGACGCTGCCGATACCCACCGTCGCGGCGACGCCGCGCGGCTGGTTGTTCGTCGCCGTGCCGTGCAGCGCCACCCGGTCGATCTCGATCGCCAGTGTCGTCATCAGGTCATTGCGGACGAACATCTCGATGTCGATGCTCGACTGGATCAGCAGCTTGCGGCTGTAGCTGGTCGACGCGCCGACCGTCTTCGGCGACAGCGGCACCTGGCCGACCTGCGGCGTGCTCAACGTCACATCGCCGTCCTCAGCTACCCAGTACGCCGTGGCCCCGCCCGTCTGACGCGGAATCGCCAGATTCCCGGTCAGGTCGTTCAGGATCGTCGCTCCGGCCGCCTGGACCATGAGCTTGTTCCGCAGCAGCTCGATCATTGGCCGGTCAATGTCCGTCGCCACCAGGTACCCGCCGTCAGCCGGCGTCCCGATGTTCAACTCGCTCGCCCGGGCCTCGCGCTGCCCGGCGTTGACGATGTCCGCCGGCACCAGGAACCCCGTCGCCGGCTTTCCACGCGCTTCCACGGCCGCCCGGTGCGCCTCCAGCTCCAGGCCCGCGTTGGACCAGTCGCCGTCAGCCGCGGCCCGGATGGCCCGCGTCAGGCTGTACGACCGGCGCTCCTGGTCGGTCATGCCGATCTCACCGTCGCCGGGGTCAGCCTCAGCCACAATCCGACCCTGCGACCGGGCCGCCGGCGTCGCCCGCTCCATCTCCGTCTGGCCCGTCAGCCTCTCAATGCGCTCGTTCAACTGCCGCACCTCGGCGTACTTGGCGTCATACGCCGTCGTCTCGTCCTGGTTCAGCGCCCGGTTCTCACCCTCGGCCGTGTCCAGGATCTGCCGCGCCTCGGTGATCAACTGCTGCCGGCGCTCCCTTAACTCATGTACCTTTCCCATCTCTCTCACACTCCCGGAATCCCCTTCCAGATTCCTAATTCCTAATTCGTAATTTCTAATTCCAACCTGCGCCGCAACAGCAACAGCCGCGCCTGCGAACTGTCTCCCAGCCCGGCCGCGCCCGCGGCCGGATCCGGCGGCAATCGATCCGCCAGCGCATCCATCAGTTGGCGGAGCTCCGCCGGCGATGCGCCGTCAAAATCCACATAGTCAACCTGCGCGATCAAGTCGCGCACCGACCGCGCCTCCACGGCCGTCTGCGGGTACGCCGGAAATGTCACCGGCGACACCTCGTACAGCTCGCACTGCTCCAGCGTCCGCACCCGGCTCTCGCCGTCCTGCGTCCATGACTGCTTCACCACGTCGAACAAGAACGAGCACTGATACACATCGCCGCGCCGGATGCTGATCACCGCGTCCCGGCCCGCCTGCGTCTCCGGGGGCCACACCTCAAACCGCAACCCCCGCGCCTCCTCCGTCAGTTTCAGCTTCCCGTTGCTCGTCCGGCCGAGAACGTGGTCGCTGTTGTGGTTCCACACCGCCGCCACATCCCGGCTCGCAATCGACTCCGCAAACGCGCCCGGCCGGATCCGCTCCCGGAACCCGCCCAGGTCCTCGCTCAGCACATCATACGGCGCTGCCAACCCCCGGATCGGCGCGCCGCCCTCGTCCTCACCCTCCGCCTCAATCAACTCAAACCCAAACGCTCTCCGCTCCATACCACACTCTCCGCTCCCCTTCCCCATTCGTAATTCGTAATTCGTAATTCGAGCCGACTCCTGTCGGCCTAGGCCGCGACGATCTGACAATCACACCCCCGGTGGCTCGGCGGATGCCCCACCGACCGCGACGGCCGCAACGGCGCCACGCCGTCCCCGCCGCCAAATGCCTCGCCCGCGCCGATGAAGTTGCTCGAAATCGCGATCACCCGGCCGTCCAGCCGCGTGCAATACGGACACGTCTCGCCGAACGCCACCCAGCGCAGCCGCTGCACCCCGGCGTGCTCAAACGCTGCCACGGCCATCGCCGACCCGGCCCGCACGCTCTCATCCAGCGCGATCTGCCCGGCCCGGTCCGTCCGCCACAACTCCAGTTCCGCGGTCAGCGCCGCCAGCGGATCGTCCGTCGCCACCAGCGCCGCCTCAATCCGTGCCAGCGCCCGGGCGCTATGCCGCTCCGCGTACAGCGTCAGGTACGCCCGCACGAACCGCGCCAGGTCCGGCGTGTCCGCCACGCCGACCTCCGCCGCGGCCGCCTCGGCCACCTGCTGCGCGTAACTCAGCGACACGCCGGAGAGCTGCTCCATGATCACCTGCCGGTTCTCGGCGTAGAACTTGCGCAGCCACTCCAGAAACTCTGTCGTGTTGTTCCGCTGCTGGAAGTAGCGCTTCGCCTGGTTGCCGATGTCGTTCGCTTCCCGATTCACCAGCCGTTGCGCGGCCTCCTGGTACAGCGGCAAATACACCTGCTGCAACCGTCGCCGCGTCATCGCCACCTGCCGCGCCCGCTGGTCACTCATCCCCGCGGCCGCGGCCGTCTCGTGGCGTCCGGGCAACCCCCTGTGGTTGCCCTCTTCTCCCTCCCCATCCGTCACTCGTAATTCGTCACTCGTCATGCCATACCCGGCCGACCCCGCGGGCATCATATTCAGCGGCACCAGATACTGGTCGCCCGCCTCATAGTCATTCAGGTTCTCCCGCTGCCGGGCCTCGTTCGGCGACATGATGCCCCAGTTGATCATCGTCGCATACGACTGCGTCCGCGCCTGCAGGTCGCCGCGCTGCAGCGCATCCGTCATGAACTCGTAGTAGTACCGGCCCCGGTCCTCACCCAGCAACGTCATGTTCGATCGCTGCTCAATCCGCCGCAACCACGGCAACAGCGAATACGTCACAAACGACTGCCCCTGGTGCTCGATGTTGGAGAACGTCGCGCGCTCCAAATCCGCCAGCATATGCGGCGGCACGCGAAAAATCCGCGCGATCTCCTCAATCTGGAACCGCCGCAGCTGTAGGAACTGGACATCCTCCGGCGGCAAGGCGATGCTCTTGTACGTCATCCCCTCCTCGAGGACCGCGATCCGGTGCGCGTTGTCCAGGCCACCCTGCCGCGCCTCCCAGCCGGCCCGGATGTTCTGCCGCATCTCCGCCGTCACCTTGCCCGGGTACTCCAGCACCGCCGGCGGAATGGCCCCATTGACGAACAACTTTGACCCGAACGCCTCCGCTGCCAGCCCCAGCCCGATCTGCTGCCGCGCCAGTTGGATCGGCGACAGACCCGTGTATCCGTTGCCGCCCAGGCCGCGGATGTGCCACACCCGCTGCGCCGGCAGTCCGAACGACCGCTCGCCGTGCTGATACACATACACCAGCCGGCCCGATCCGCTATCTCGCCGCAGCGTCATGCCCGGCGCCATCAGCGGCCACAGCGCCCGCGGCCGGTCGTCCGTGTCGAACTCAATCTCCGCGTACGCATTGCCGTACAGCAGCACCTGCACCATCGCCAGCTCAAAGAACTCAAACGCTGAGATCTCCGGGTTAGGCGTGTCGTGCAGCAGGCTGTACGCCGCCGAGCCGGTCGCCCGCTGCCGGCCGCCGCCCTGCTCACGTTCGTAGAGGATCATCGGCAGCATCGCCACCGACTCCGACAGGATGCGGATGCAGGCGTACACCGCGCTAAACCGCAGCGACGTCTCCGGCGTCACCTCCACCCCGGCATCCGACGACCACTGGAACCAGTGGCGCAGCCCATCCGGCAGCGACATCAGCGCCCGCTGCTCGGCTTGCTGCCCCCCCACCTGTTGGCGCGCAAACAAATCTCTCAGTATCGGCATATCCCCAACGCAAAAAAGGGGCGCGCACGTCCTCTTCAGAACGTGCGCGCCCCAGGTAATCCTCGAACGCGGCGATTGCTGTCAATCGCCCCAAATCTATTTTGCTATCCTGCGTAGTCTCTCAACGGACAGAGCGTAATCTGCTGTTCACACTCTACCACACCCCTCCCCCAAAATCAATCCCCCTGTACCACACTCTTGCCCAATCATGTCAAATACAGCAACTGACATTCTACGCCGAAGATCACAGATTAATCCGAAACGACTCAATTTAGATGAGCCAGAAAATCCAGTAACAGAAATGCTCTGACCATATACGGCTTCTTGCCATAAGTTACATTCTCGCCGTGAAGTACCTTGTTACGATTGAACATGAGCGGGCTCTTGGGTAGCTCTCCAACCCTGGTTGCCCCGAACAAGACACCAAGCATGACTGCGCTAAACAGACCGTCAAAATCGCTGTCAAACACCTCAGACATCTCTTGCCCGAACTTTGTTAAATTAGTCTGATTATTGCGAGACCGTGTGATGCCCTTTGAAATTAAGTAGTCGCCTATTATGCCGTCGATCTGAGCAATCAAGGTCGGAAGGACTACGTTCGCTACATTGACTTTACGCGATTGTGACAACTGCAGTACCGCGACACAATCTCGAAAGATCTTGTGCCTTCTCTCGAATAAGCCATTCGCCTGCCACCCCTCCATCATTAGGTGCAACACACTCCAGTTGTCTCTTTCAAGATAGTCAACCATTAGCTTGTTCACTGCAGCATCTTGTCGCCCCGATCTCTCGCCAATTTCCGCTAGGTCATGGATGAGTCTGATAGGCATGGAAGGCGTAACAAACCACTTATACCTCAGCAACACAGGATATGCGCCGCCAAGCGCCCTGTCAGTTTCGCGTCTGAGACGGTCCGTGAAGTCACTTAAGCTTTGGAGTGCCTCCTGATTCGCTTCAGCCCAATCCGTCCAGAAATTCAGCTGCGGCACGAAAATCTCTGCTATCTGCGCTCGCATCTGAGCGCTCACTATCGCCAGATCTTCGAGTATCGAGTCAAAGACTTGCTGATTCACCGTGGCTAGAAGGGCACGTACTTCGCTACCAAACACATCCGAAAAGTCTGCCATCGACGAAGCCGCATCATGGATCGCGCGCGTCTGGGAAAACACCTTCTCCCAGTCTGTTGCCGACATAACAGGCCATGGCGAAGATCCAACACTGCGCCGAGGCGGCACGGAACCCGAATCATCCGATGTCTGTTTCGGCTCCTCTTGATCTCTTTCCAATTGCTCGCCTGCCGGGTTATCGTCCATCATTTCCACCAATTCAGCATCGCAGAATTCCTTCTTGTTTCGATCAAACAATTGACTTCACGCCACAGGAGAACTCTACCCTCCCGACCGCATCATTGCCACATGTCGGCTCTGCATTCATTATTCGTCACTTGTTGCTCGTCACTCGTCACTCCACCCTCACCGACGCCTCTCCGGTATCGTCTGCTCCATCCCCAGTAGCCGCTCAATCTGTCGCAGCCTGGCGATCGTCCGGTCCCGCTCCCCCAGCAAAAACCGTCGCAGCGCCACCGCCAGCGACGGTTCAACCGCCGGCTCCATCCCCAGCGCCACCAGCTCCTCCTCCACCCCCCGCTCACGCTTCGGTTCCTGCTCCATATTCCCATCCATACACCAATCCTCACGATATGCCACGGCACAGCGGCATTGATGCGGCAGCGGCTCATATTTCGCAACTTCCCACCATGCAGTTTCCATTCGCCACCTACCTTAACCCAATCGCCAGCGGCGTCCCATGCGCCGCCGTCAGCTCCGCCCACATCCGGCCGTCCAGCTCGGCAATGATGCGCCTCCGGCTGAACCGGTCCGGTGGCCCATCCGCCCCGGCGCAGTCCGCCACCAGGACGCTATACGCCCGGCCATCCGGACCGTACAGCGTCGTCACCTGGCCCACCCGGCTACAGTCCATCGCCGCGATATAGCCGTCGACGTCCTGCAGATCCCGCGGCGGCTCATTCCGCCAGATGTCATGCCGCTCCCGGTGGACGACCACCGCCTCCATGACACCCGGATCGTAAGCGCTGGCATATCCCTGCTCAACGGCCGGCGTCGTCCGTGCCGTCTCCGGCGCGATCAGCAGCACCATCGCCAGCAGGACCACCGCGAGCGCCAGGCGCTTCACCAGTACACCTCATGATTCAGCGCCTGCGACAACCATCCGACCGCCGCGCCGTTGTCGATGTGCTTGGCCGTGACGCGGATAACAGTCCATTCGTCCAGTACCGCCTCGTTGTACTTCTCGCAGTCGGCCGTATATCCCGCGCCGCGCGTGTGTCGGCCGGCCGCATACACGCCGCCTTCCACCTCGCACGCCACGCGCTCAGCCGGCCACGCGAAGTCAAACCGCCACTGTCGCCGCGAATGAAACCGGTGTTCCTCGACCCACGGCGGAAACTCCATCGCGCGCAGGTGCAACCGCAGCGCGGCCACCAGGTGGGACTCATTCATGCCCAGCGCCTCAGCTCCACCACGCCTAGAAACAGCGTCCATCGGTAGATGCTCAGCCGGCTCCCTTCAAACCGTATGAACTGAATCCCCTTCCATTCCGGCCAGAAGACCAGTTGGTATCTCGATCTCGCCGCCCCCAGTCGCAGCCACGCCACCACATGCGCCCCAACCGCGATCAGCAGCAGCGGCGACGCCACAATCCATAGCACCAACTCCCTCAGCCGCAGCCGCATAACCCTCCTCCCAGGACCCACCGCAGGCCCAGCCATGTCAGCACCAACCCGGCGATGAGCAGCACAACCACTACCACCAACGCCCAGAAGTCCAGCCATCGAAACGGCCTTCCCGTGACCCACCAATTGTCATTCATGACTCTCACCGTCCGGGAGTAGGTTTAGGAGTGCCTCCGCCAGCGTGACGTCCGTTTCGGCAATAAACGATACATCGACCCGAGTGATATCATTCATGTTTATCGACACGGATACAGCCAGAACATTCAGCAACTCGGTGTCGTCCACAAACAGGCGCATCCCACGACCCGTATACCCTGGTGCATCAATCCGTACACGATTCAAGCTCGCCACTTACTCACTCCTCCCGCCGCCTCGCGACGGCACCCGACCCCGATTGCTCACATCTATCTGTGGCAGTGTCGGCTCCTCCGTCACATCGACGATGTCACTCTCGGCCAGCACCCCGGCCTCAAACAGGAACTGCACCGTCTGCCCGCGCACCGTCCGGCCGACCCTCCCGGATGAATCCACCAGAACCACGAACGGCCACCGCTGGCCCAGTCCCCCTGGCCGCACTCGTCGCTCCAGCCGCCACCCATCGGCCAGCAACTCCATGATGTAGCGTTGATACTCCGACAACTCCGCCATTCGCCTTACTCCTGCCTGCTGTCCTTCGCCCAGGCGAACGCCACCACCAGCAGCAGCGCCCCGGCCCACAGCCACACCGCCGGCTCGTAGATAAGCCACAGTCCGTACCCAATCGCCGCGGCCCCGGCGAGGCCCAGTCCATCCTGCGCGACCCAGCGCAACGTCTCTCTCATATCAACTCAATCCCTCGCGTCTCATACACGCTCTCTTCGTCGAGGTCATGCCGCATTGCCCGGCCCAGCGCCATCAGCAACGCGACCACGCCGTCGATCTTCCGCCTTGCCTTGGTCTTGTTCGGTTTCAGGTTCCCGGCCGGGTCCTGGTCCACGACCACATTGTCAGCGTTCCACCGCAGCACCGGGTGGCCGTTGTGCTGCAACCCGCCTGCGTTCAGCAGCCGGTAAAGCTCTTTCGCCGGGGCGCTCATGCTGGCGTAGCCCTGGCCGAACTCCACCATCACCAGCCCCGCCCCGGCGAGCTGGTTCGACACCTGCACCGACCCCCACCGGTCGAATGCGATGTCCACGATGTTGAACCGCTCTGCCAGTTCCTCAATGTCGCGAGTGATCACCGCGTGGTCGATGACATTGCCCGGCGTCGCCCGCACGAACCCGTCCCGAATCCACGCCTCGTAATTCGCCTGCTGCTGCCGTTGCCGCTCCACCACGTTCTCCGCCGGCAACCAGAAGAACGGCAGCACGCGATACGGCGCCGCGCCCGTCTCCTCATCCGGAAACAGCAGCACCAGCGACGCCAGGTCGCTCGTGTTCGCCAGGTCCAGACCGCCGTAGCAGGTCCGGCCCTCCAGCGACTTCTCATCGAACTCCGCCCGGCACGCGTCCCACACCTCCAGCGGAAACCACTTCGACCGCTGCGCCGTCCGGATGTTCAGCAGCAGCCTCTTGAACGTGTTGATGTACGCCGGCGAGTTCGCCGCCCGGCGCGCCTCCTCCGCCATGTACTCCGGTTTCAGCGACACGCCATAGTTCGGATTCGCCGCCGCCCACACCGCCGGGTCCTGCCAGTCCGCGTCCGCCGCGGCTTCGTAGATCAGCGGATAGAACGTCTCATCCTCAATCACCCCGTCCCGAACCTGCACCGCGTACTCGTAGATCTCCGCCTCGATCGACTCCGGCTCATACCCGGCCGTCGTTAAGGCAATGACCAGCGGCTGCTGCCGAGAGCCCTGCGCCGTGGTCAGCGTATCCCACAGCTCGCGCGTCGGCTGCGTATGCAGCTCATCAAACACCACCAGGTGTGGATTCAACCCGTGCTTGGTCTTGACATCGGAGCTGAGGACCTTGTAGCTGCTCATGGTCTTCTCGACCGTAATCGCCCGCTTGTAGACCCGCGCCTGTTTCATGAGACGCGCCGACGACCGGACCATGTCCTTCGTCTGCTCAAACACGATCCCGGCCTGGTCCCGGTCGGCCGCGGCCGAAAAGACGTCCGCTCCCCGCTCTCCGTCCGCGAAGAGCGCATACGCCGCCAGCGCCGAGCCCCACGTCGACTTGCCGTTCTTTCGCGGCACATACAGCAACACACGACGATACCGCCGCGTCCCGTCACTCCGCCGCTTCCAGCCGAAAATCTCCCGCGTTGCCTGCCGCTGCCACTCCTCCAGCACAAACGGCTGACCCGCGAACTCGCCCTTCGTATGCTGCAGGTACGTTTCGATGAACCAGACGACCCGCTCGGCCGCCTCCTCATCGAAATAGTAATCACTCGCCGCCATCACTCGGCTCGGTCTCGTCCTCACACCGCGGGTCCTGAGCCATCGCGATTCGGCTCTCCACAGACGTAATCCGCAGCCGCACGTGCCGCACCTCGGCCTCTGCCTCTGCCAGCCACCGCTTCAGACGGTCAAGTTCCATCCACAAGTTGTGTTCATTCTCATTCATCGCGTGCTACCGCTCCTCGATGATGCGGTCCCCTTCCGCGGCCCTCTCCATCGCCTCGACAAACGTCGCCGCCGCTGAGGCGAAGAGCACTTCAGACTGCCCCGTGCGCCCGGCCAGGTCCTCGATGATGGCACGGTGGAAGTTGTGTGCCGCCATGAATCCGTCCACGTAATCCACGCCGCCCGGATAGTCGTTGATGAACGCCTGATACGCCTTCACCAGGTAATTGGTCAGCAACCTCACCACATGCTGGTCCGCCACCGGCCCCGTGACCACAGTCGGCTTCGTCGGCATTTACTCCTCCCGCTCCTCCGGCCGGCCAACCTCATAGCCAACCGCCTCCAGCGCGGCCACCGTCGGCCGTCTTACGGTCCCCAGTTCCGCGCCTTCCTCATCCACCAGGACCACCACCGCGTGGTCCCACAGGTAGCCGAACCCTGTCCGGCGCATCCGCCGCTCCAGCCGGCACCCAGCCTCCAGCCGCGCCGCGATCCCCTGCTGATATCGTGTCAACATTGGTCCTACGTCCGCGCCCGTTTGGCCGCCATCTCAAACTCGCTGAACAGATCGTCCATGGCATCCTCGCCCTGCTCGACCCGTATCCGCGACCGAGCGCTCGGCGTCATCCCGAACTCCCGCAGCCACGTCAGCAGCTCCTTCCGCGAGCTGTTCATGATCGACACCGCCGGATGCTGGTACGAGCCGCCGCGCTCCGAGACCGCGATCATGCCCTCACGTTCGACCTCCGCCCGCGCCGCCATGAACGTGGCATACGCCTCGCACAGCAACGCCAGCGCGAGCTGGTCGACCTGCGTCAGCAGCCCGCACTCGTACAGCGGCCGCGCTATCCGCCGCCAATGCGCCTTCGCCTCATCCGACAACCACCGCGGCGCCTGCGGCAACTTCGCCGCCGGCCGCGGCTGCGCCTCCCGCGCATTCAGCGCGCGCTTCCCCGGATTCCCCGCCAGCTCTGTCAGCCGCGTCGGCCGCGGCGCCGGTCCTCTTCGTCCCATTATGCTCTCTCCTCCACTTCATACCCCCGGCCTCCGATATCTGCGGCCGCGCGCGCGGGACCCCCCCGCCGGTACCCGGTACACATGGTTTCAGGATTCATGCCGCCCCTCCCCTCTCCGCTCCCCGGCTCTCGCCGGGCGCTTGCTGCATGTCTTGGTTGGTCTTCCTCGAATGGCACGATTTGCACAGCGGCTGCAGGTTATCATCAGCGTGCGTTCCGCCGGCGCGAAGCGGGGTGATGTGGTCCACCTCGGTGGCCAGCGTCACGCGGCCGTCTGCTCGACAGTGCACGCACAGCGGACTCGTCGCCAGGATGCGTCGTCGGATGCGCTGCCACCGTCGGTCATAGCCGCGGGCCGAGGGGGAGGGCCTTGACGCCGGCATGCTCTCGCGCTCTTCCACCACCGACGGCCGTTCCTCCACCGCTGCATGCCGGGCACAGTACCGCCCGGACATGGCAATGCCGGCGCAGTGCGCAACCGCGCACTGTCGACCTGCTCGCCTGGCCATCAGTCCTCCACTCCTCCAACGCCGTCCAGTTGCATCACGCCGGCGCAATCACTCGTGACGTCCACCCCCAGCACCAGGTAGACCGCGCCGTCGGCGAGCTCCCACTCGCTGATGTAGCCACCACCGGGCTCATCAGCATCTTCCACCACTCCCGACACGCTGCCACCGGCCAGGTTGGCACAGAGCAGCACGCTCTTCACCATGCCCGGCGGCAGCGCGGCTACAATGAGCTCGACGACATCACGCGGATACATGACGCTGTTGACGGATACGCTTTGCTCTCTCTCGCAGGAGCTGGCCCTCGGCCAGGCTGCGGAAGGCGTCCATGGCGACGCGGGCGCGTCGGTTGCGGGCCTCAGCAGAGTTGTATTCGTAGTAGGCAACCAGCACGCCATTGCCGGCGATCGCGATCGTCATGCAGGCCAGCCCGAGCAGGTTCACCGCCCAGCCCGCGGCCGTCAACGACCCGTCGGCGGCGGTCAGGCTGACCCAGCTTGTTCTGAGCACGATGAAGATCACGGTGATGAGCACACTGATCGCCATGTTGATGCCGGTGCCGATGCTGGCGGCCGTCATCTGGACAGTTGTACTCGCATGGCCTTCCCGCAGCCTCGGCCAGGCCGCGGCCAGGCCGTCAATGGCCAGCGTGCCGACGAGTGCGGCCGTCCAGGCCGAGTACTCCATACCGACCAGCCACGCAAAGAGTTGGTCACCATACTCGAAGAAGAAACCGGCCGTCGTGACGGCCAACAACAACCGGACCAACCAACCGACGATGCCGCCACCATGGTTACTGCCAGTCTTGTCATCCAAATCTTCCAGGTTAAAAAAGTCGTTCATCATTACCTCTGTGTTGTGTTACTATTTGTGCGGCCGTTCACCTCTGTGCGGCCCGGCGGCGTGTGAGCGCCGCCGTTACTTTCTATCGCTCTTTCTCTTCCGGCATCTCCACCGCCATCCAGTGCGTGACCGTACCTGTCACGGTTCGCATGGACGCGAGGTCTCGCCACTCATTGCTGGCGTAATCGTGATAGCCACGGAACCACCGCCTATGCCAATAGCCATACTCGCGGTACTGCTCCAGAAGCAGCACAGTCTCATTCTCCGGCGCTCGCTCTTCGTCAACGTGGATCCACTGCATCACAGGCACGGTATCACCTCTCGCACGTTGTCCGGCCGTGCGCCGGGCTCATGAATCTCTACCACCACACTCTGGCCGAGTTCGCCTCGCCAGGCGGCCAGGTGGCCTAGCTGGCGGCTGTACCAGTAGATTTCGGCCGGCTCCTGGTTGGCGTCGGCCGGATCGTCGAGGAGCCAGTGAAGCTCCACCACCTCGCCGATGTCGCCGGCGGGCGTGGAGAAGTGCTGGTAATGACCGGCGAACTTGAGCCAGGTGATGACCTGCCTACTGGCCGAGATGATGCAGTCCTGCTTGCTCATTTCGGTCACAATCGGCGCGCGGCGATACACGTCACCAACGGACCAGCGCCGCGTGCACCACCGACTGAACCGCCGCAGGTCCACATCACGCAGCTCGTAGAGCGTGCCGCGGCCGGGCGAGGTGTCCACGCCGCGATAGATATAGCCGCCAGCCGACTGGTCGGCGGCGAACTCCTCCCACTCGGCGGTCATGCCGTTGGATTTCGTAAACCACCAGTGATAGCGGTCGTTTTGCATCGCGCCGTCGGTCTGACACTGGCAGCGTGACGTGTGCTGTCTGCCGTGTTTGTCGATCAGCGTCAGCTCATAGAGCAGCGCCCGGTCGCCCCACAAAAACGGCAGCATGTCCACCTGATTCGGCTCAGGCGCTGCCTGGCCACCGGATACGTGCGGCAAGTAGACAGTCATTTGGTCCGCTCCATGTGCAGGCCGGGGTAGGCGGCTGGGTACGGATACGGATAGAGCTGCACACCCGCAGGCGGCGTGGGTACCTGCTCGGCGTGCGGCGGGTAGCCGATCGGCCGTTCGCAGCAGGCAACCGGCGGCGTGGCGTCGGCCCGGTCGACCGTTACGGCGAGCCGCGGCTGCAGGCTCTCGGCCGACAAGCTGAGATAGCCGCCGGAGACGGCCATCAGCAAGAGCAGGGCCAATAGTAAGAGTTGAATTCGTCGCGTCACAGTTCACTTCCTCTTATTCACATTAACTACCGTTAATCCAAGTCCATCGCCAACGTCGGCTGGACGGCCGGCGTCTCCAGCGGCCGATCCAGGCGCGTCACCAGGTAGACAATCCCCGCTGGCAGTTTGGCTGCTCGGACCTGCAAGCCGTCAACAGGCTCAGAAGGCACGGCCGGGGCCTCGCCGCCAACCAGGATGGCCACGACCGGCGGGCGCCGTCCGGCCTTGTGGCGCGCCATGGCATCCGCCACACTCAGTCCGGCGTATTGGTAACCCTCCATGCCTGATCTCAGGAACATACTCATGTCACTCCTCCTCATCGTTCGCGGCCGCCAGTCTCTCCGTGGCCTCCGCAATTGCTCGCGTCAACCACCCATCCAGCGACTGGCCCGCATCCGGCAGCAGCCCCAGCGCCGCCCCGTCGAATTCCGGTGACAACCACCGCTCATTGGCCGCCAGCAATCTCTCCGCCCGGAATTGACCACCCCAGGTGTCCCGATAGAACCGGCCTAACTCCCCCAGCATCTCCGCCAGCGCTACCACCTCGGGATCCAGCCCCACGCCCATCCGCTCGGCGATCGGCGCCAACTGATCGGCAGAACTGCGCTGCAGCCACACGTTCTTCCAGGCGTGGTCCGCAATCGAGCGCACGATCTCATCCGGATTGCCTGACGCCGTGAGCTTGTCCATCGAGGCATGCATCAGCAGTGCCAGCAACGGTCGCAACCGTTCATACCACTCCGAGGCGTTGGCCACGCCGGCCGTAAGCTCTCCGTACATCACTTGCCGCAGGTAATCACACAACAAGCGCTCTTGCTCGCTCCACGCCTGCAGCGTCTTCACATCCGGCCGGTTGGCCTCGCCGTCGGCAGTTTCTTGTACCGCGGCTGCCGCGGCAGCTATTGTCGCCTGCGCCGCCTCGTACTCCTCCTGCGACACTTCACCATCCTTGTGGACGTACACCACGCCATACCGGCCGTCGTCCTGCCACGTGTTCTTGGACCAATCCCAATCCGGCGCCGCCCAGACGGCCGCCCCGCCAGGCTGCCAGACCAGACGCAGGTTCTCCGTCATGCCCGCATCGACCAGCATTTGGAGCATTCGCCTCTGGTCATACGACACCTCGCTTGCGCCGTTGGACGCCACCGCCACGTCCAGCTCCTCGGAGAGCAGCCAGGCGGCGCGGTCACCGAACGCGATCGTCTTGCGATCCATGCACTTCTGGTGAAAGCAGTAGGCGTTGAGCCTCAGATGGCAGCCGCGGCACGTGGCCTGCACGATGCCCTCGCCAGCCAGCTCCAGCTCGACCAGCGCCGGCGGGATCTCCTCCCCGGCGAACGCCTGCGCCTTCCGGAAGTACTCGCGGATCTCATCGCTGGTCGTCTCCGGATCGGCCATAACATTCTCGATGAACGCCTCCGGCGCGATCGGGCCGTTCCAGCCGTAGGCGCTCTCGTTCCACTTCGTGTCGCGCGCCAGCTCCATGACCTTGACCACCGGCGCCAGAGCCAGAAGGTGACGCTCGCTCAGTTTCCCGGCCCGGTTGGCGTCCTGCAGCTCGTGCGGCAGCTCCAGCAGCCGCAACCGGTTGGCCACCGTCGGCCGCGATACGCCCCAGGCCGCGGCCACATCCGCCTGCGAGCCGCCATCCGCCTTAATCCGCTCCAGCTTGCGGCGCATCA